TAATAAATTTTTAATTTTTGATGTAGAAATGTTTTCTGTTCTATCTAAAAGAATCAATTTGCCAGAAGATACTTGATAATATTTTTCAAGATACTCTGGATTTTCGTTTCCAGCGAAAACGAAATCAGCTTTTAATTTTATTAATATATCATCAGTAGTTACTAAATCTGCATTTTCATAAATTTCATCAACATATCTACAAGATTTAATAATCTCTAACCTATCATAGTAATTAATGATAGGTTTATTTTTATAAGTCATAACCTGTTCATCATTATGAACTCCAACAATTAGTTTACTGCATTGTTGTTTTATTCTTTTAAATAAATTTACATGACCTATATGAAATAGATCATAAACTCCATATGTATATGCTGTCATATCATTAATGATTTAAAAATATATTCATAATAATCACATTGCGCTTTTAAATTAAATCTAGAAATAGCATTTTTATAACAATTTTCAGGATTGATAAGCTTATCTATATTTTGAGTGGCGTATATCATATCGTTTGTAGTAGAGCATCTTAATCCAGTTTCTCCTTGCAATACCGTTTCGGTAAAGCCGCCGAAATTCGTTGTAATAGTAGGCGTTCCTGAAAATTGAGCTTCAATAACCGTCCAGTTACAAGGTTCCATAAACAACGAAGGAGCAAATAAAAATTTCGCATCGCTTAGTAAATTCATTCGTTCAATAGGACCAACGAATCCTGCAAATTTACAATGTTTAGTCTCTTTAAGATTCAGTATGTTTGGTCCTGCAAATATAATATCTTGTTCAACGTGATTGCAGATATCATAAGCAAGTTGTGCGCCTTTATCTTCTATAATTCTGCCTAAAAATAATGCTGTATTTGATTTTTGTTTTTTGTATATGAAGTCTTCAGGATCAAAGCCGGGATAAACAACATATTCGCATCCTAATTCAACGTGTGTTTTAGAATGACCGTGCATTTTATGCATTTGACTATATGTTTCAAATATCTTAATTGGCGCGAACATGCTATCATAACCTATGCTTGGTTCTACTACTATAGTTTTATCATAAAAGTGTTTAACACATGGTTCATGCGCGAACCCAAACCAGCATAATATAAATTCTTTATTTGATTTTATTCTTTTGTTTAACTCTGTAACACAATTGTCATTAAACACATTAACCGCTTTTGTATTAACGTTTTGATCAAAACCTTTAACCTTCCAATCATTTAAGTTGCCATAGCTATTAATTAATATATCATTATTAGTAACATTAATATGTTCTGTGCAATTAACAATAGAGTTTTCATGACCATAATGATAAACAGTATGACCCCTCTTAGTCATTTCGTCGCAAAACTTATAAACTTTTTGCACAAAAGCACATAATGAAACATCTTTTCTAGTAGGCGAGTAAGGAACGCTTAAACAGTGAAAAACCATATATAATAGTGTAAATTTATTTATAGTATGTCAATCAAAAAGAAAAAAATTCAAAAAGAAAAACACGATCTAAACGACATTATCTCAAATAATAGTTTCAAATCGACTAATTTAACAATTAAGAATTTTAATTTAACAGACAAGCAAAAAAGTTTTACTCAAATAGCTTTTGATAAAAACACTAAAATTGTTTTTATTAATGGACCTGCTGGAAGTTCTAAAACGTTTTTGGCTGTTTATTGTGCATTGCATATGTTAAATATGAATTCAAAGTACGAGATCAAATACATTAGAACAATCGTCGAGTCTGGAGAAAGAGGCTTAGGTTCTTTGCCTGGAACTGTAGATGAAAAGTTTAATCCTTTTATGATACCACTGTATGATAAGTTGGATGAACTTATTCCCATGTCTCAATCAAAATATCTTGAAACTAGTGGTATTATAGAGGCTTTGCCTGTGAACTTCTTAAGAGGTGCTACATGGAACGAGAAGATCATTATTGCAGACGAATCTCAGAACTATAGCAGCAAGGAGTTGATTACTCTTCTCACTCGTATTGGCGAGAATACTAAAATGTTTATCTGCGGAGACGCTATGCAATCAGACATCGGAAACAAATCTGGTTTTATGAAAATTTATGATTTGTTTAATAATAAAGACAGCGAAGAAAGAGGTATTTATTGTTTTGAATTCAATGAAGAAGATATCATGCGTAGTGAAATTCTTAAATACATCGTTCATTCTCTTAAGAGATTAGATAAAACAAACATTCATTGATATAATAACCATGAGTAATATTTACTGTTCAAGTTGCGGAACAAAACATGCCCAAGGCTCTAAATTCTGTACTAACTGTGGGGTTTCTTTGGGAGGATTTGCAAACATCAGTAAACCGACTTTACAAAATTCACTACAATCGAGATCTACCTCTCGCAAACAAAATACAGAAGTCGATGAAGATGGTATTCCCACTGTATTCGTTAGACCATCGAAGCTTTCATACGAAATAGAAAAACCAGCAGGTAATAAATATTTAGGAAAAGATTTATTTAACGCTCCTCCAGTCGATCCAAGTGAAAGAATAAATTCAAGACCGAATTCTAATTATAGAAAACTAAGTAAAGAAGAATTTTTAAGTCAATCGTTGAAGGAGTGTAGTTCGCGCCCAATACAAGACATAGATGAATCGTAAAAAGAAAAATTTTGAAGACATGTATGAGATTATTAACCAAGTAATCAAAAAGCGCAGAAACAAGTGGAAGTTAAAAGCGATTACTTGGTTTGATTTTGAAGATATAGAGCAAGTCATTAAACTTCATATATATAAAAAATGGCATCTATGGGATCAATCGCGAGCGATTGAACCTTGGGTGAATCGTATAGTCACGAATCAAATTAGAAATATTATACGCAATAATTATACAAGTTTTGCGCGTCCTTGTTTGTCTTGTCCATTTAATCAAAATAAAGAAGGTGATTCTGGAATAGAAATGTCATGTGGTTTTACAACCAGCGGCAAACAATGTAATGAATGTCCATTATACGCTAAATGGGAGAAAGTAAAAAAATCCGCTTACGATGTCAAGATGACCGTAAGTTTAGAGAACCATAAAAATTATTTTATGAATTGTGAATCAAGCATAAGCTATGATTATAAAAATGCTGAAAGTAAACTTCATGGTTTAATGAAAAATAATTTAGGAGATAAGCATTTCTTTATTTATAAAATGTTTTTTATAGACAATCTTAGCGATGATCAAGTAGCCCAAATACTAAAATTCAAAACAAGCGAAAAAGGAAGAAAAGCGGGTTACAAACAAATAAAAAATTTAAAAAAAATGTTGTATGTGAAAGCTCAATTGTTATTAAAAGAAAACGATATATTCTCATCTTAATATGTTAACAGACGAAAATAAAGCATTTATATTAAAGAAGATTAACGAAGGAATTCAAGACTACGTCGTCCTCGCTAATCTACTTTATAATCGTGAAGATTTAACGGGTAGATCTAAAGAGGCAAAACTGGTTAGAGACTTTCTTTTAACAACTGGATTTGTTAAAAAACAAGAAAAGCCAAAGCCCACACAAACAATAGAAATACTATCAAAAGAAAATTGTGAATTTATTGAACAAAACATTAAAACAAGAATAACTCCTAGGCAAGTAACAGAGTTAATATTCCATGAAAAATTTCTGGGCCTTGAAAACTTTAATATTTTTATTACACCTGAGTATAGAGCCGTTCAAAAATACATAAAAGAAAAATATCCTGATTATCTTGTAGATAACGAATCTGGAGTTGGCGACAAATACTCTGTTCCACGCTCAATCAGAACGGTAATCAATAAAGCGAATAAATGGTGCGGCCAAAACATTTCTGAAGAAAAATTATCTTTGCAACATAGAAAATGGATGGAAAAATTATTGAATTATTTATCAAGTCCAAGATTTGTTGGCAATTACGACTCATATAATAGCTCTATAGATAAAGAATTATTCGAAGCGGAATTCGTGCGCTCTGTTTGGGATAAGCCTGACTTGACTGTTGATGAAATTAATTTGTATATTAATGTTTGCATGGACTATATCAATCTAAGACAGATCGATATTAAGAAAAACAAGATAAATGATATGTTCAATGAGACGCAAGATCAGAAAGACTTCACAATGCGTCTAACTGAGGTTCTTAAGACGATCTCTGAAGAATACAATCAGTGCGCTGGGCGTATAGACAAGAGTATTCAAAAGCTCAATGGCGAACGGTCCAAGAGAGTAGAGCAAACGCATCAGAAGAACGCTTCTATACTTAACCTTGTAGAGCTTTTTCAAGACGAGCAAGAACGCAAAATGATGATTCAAATTGCCGATATGCAAAAGCGCACTATTAAGGAGGAAGCTGATCGTTTAGAGAATATGTCTTCATGGAAAGCTAGAATTTTAGGAATTTCTAAAGAAGATGCTATATGATTCAGTGTAAAATCTGTAGCGAATCTTTTAATAACGATAAGTCTTTTCATGCCCATTTAAAAAAGCATAACCTTTATCAAGCAGAGTATTATTGCACGCATTATCCGAGAAACTCTCTTTATTATCGCCAACAAATACCTTTTAAAAATAAAAAACAATATTTTGAAACCGAGTTTCTTGATTATACAGAGTTTCTGAAGTGGGAAGCCGCATCTAATGAAGAGACGGTCAAAACAAAATGCATTGAACTATTAAAGAAGAGGATAGATGAAAAACAATATCATTTTGCGCCGTTTCATAATGAAGTGATAACTCTTGATTTGCCGAGTTTAAATATTTATAAGAAGTATTTTAGTTCTTATACCAACGCATGTAAGCTATTAAATATTGAACCTTTATATAACAAAAATTTACCAGAAGCTTTTAACAAAATTGATGTATCTCATTTGCCGATACTGATTGATACCAGAGAACAAGATGCGTTGGAATTTCCTAAGTCTAAAATAGAAAAAATATTTGTAGGAGATTATCTAATAGCTGATAAAAAATATTTTACCAATACATTTGTTGATAGAAAAAGCGAATCTGATTTTCTAGGTACTATGGCTTCTGGAATAGAAAGATTTGAGAAAGAAGTGGTGAAAGCAGTTGAATTGAATTGTTATTTGTTTGTGGTTATTGAAAGCAGTATAAGTAGCATATTAATAAATCAGCGTAAATACAATAGAAAAACAAATTTAGAATATGTTTTTCATAACATGCGTTCTTTATGCCATAAATATCCAAGGCATATACAATTTATATTCACTGGTAGTCGAAACAAATCTTTAGATATTATACCAAAATTATTATATCATGGTAAGTCAGTATGGCAGGTAGATATACAGTATTTTTTAGATAATGAGCTGGGAAATTGGCAACCAAGTACCAAGGAAGTCGCAGTTAATTTCCAATGAGGAATTAGCGAAGATACCTGGATATATAGAAGAACGAGAAGCGAAGTTATTGTTTTATCAATTTCTTCGCAACAATACTACTTTTGCTACTGATTTAATAACTGGTGTCAAACTGTTTCCTTTTCAACACATGGCTATTAAAGGCATGTTGGAAAGTGATTATTTTTTGGGCGTGTGGTCGCGTGGTATGAGTAAATCTTATACTACTGGTATTTACGCCGTACTTGATGCTATATTAAATCAAGGAGTTGAAACAGGTATATTATCCCGATCATTTCGTCAGTCAAAAATGATATTTAAAAAGATAGAAGACATCGCTGCTAAACCTGAAGCTTATCTTTTAAAACAATGTATTACAAAAATATCCAAGTCTAACGATGAATGGGTAATGGAGATTGGTAAAAGTCGCATTCGTGCATTGCCATTAGGTGATGGCGAAAAGCTTCGTGGTTTTCGTTTTCATCGTATTATTATTGATGAGTTTTTATTGATGCCTGAACGTATTTATAACGAAGTCATTATTCCCTTCTTATCCGTCGTTCAAAACCCGACTCAAAGAGAAGAACTTTATAATCTTGAAACCCAATTGATTAATAAAGGAGAAATGACTGAAGAAGATAGGTATATCTGGCCTAACAATAAATTAATAGCATTATCTTCAGCGTCTTTTAAATTTGAATACTTGTATAAATTATACGAGCAGTATGAAAATCTAATATCTAACCCTAAAAACAAAGAAAAGACTAAGCGTTGTATTATGCAGTTCTCTTATGACTGCGCTCCAGTTCAGTTGTACGATCAAAATCTAATTAATCAAGCAAAATCGACAATGAGTGAGTCGCAGTTTTTGCGAGAGTTCGGCGCACAGTTTAGTGATGATAGTTCTGGCTATTTTAAAATATCTAAAATGGCGTTATGCACTGTTCCTGATGGTGAGCTTCCTGCTGTTGAGGTAGTTGGTAATCCAGAAGATGAATATATATTGGCGGTAGATCCTTCTTGGTCAGAAACTGAATCATCAGATGATTTTGCCATTCAAGTATTAAAAATAGATAAAGAAAAACAAATTAATACTTTAATTCATTCTTATGCTCTTTCTGGATCTTCTTTAAAAGATCATATTAAATATTTCTTATATCTATTGCAGAACTTTAATATTATAGCGATCTGCATGGACTATAACGGCGGCGTTCAGTTCATGAATTCTTGCAATGAAAGCGAATTATTTAAGGATGCTAAAATAAATTTAAAATCAATGGTAACAGAATTCGAAAGACCAGAAGAATATGCTCAAAATTTATATTCTGCAAAAACCGAATACAACAGATCAGATTATAAATATGTTTTCTTAAGAAAACCAACTTCAGGTTGGATACGATTAGCGAATGAAATGTTACAAGCGAATTTTGATCATCGCCGTACATATTTCGCTAGTAGAGCTATTGATGATAATTTCAGAAGTCAAACTAAAAAGCGTATTGGTATTACAGATTTAAAATTCTCTAACGCTTTGGACACTGAAAAAGAAAATGAAGAAGCTAAAATGATTGATTTTGTAGAACATTTAACTGATATGATATTGTTAACTAAAACAGAATGCGCTCTCATACAAATAACAACATCTGCTCAAGGTATGCAGAACTTTGATCTTCCAGCGAACCTTAAACGTAAGTCTGGACCAGATAAACCTAGAAAAGATAGTTACTCAGCATTAGTATTAGGTAATTGGTTGTGTAAGATTTATTTCGACATGAATAATACTCAAGTTGAAGATATGACTGAAACTTTTGAACCAATGTTCATAGCTTAAAAGCTAAAAAGTCACTTTTAAAGTGACAATGTGTAACTATTATTAACATGAGTCGCAAATATAATAAAAGATCAGATTATTGGGGCAAATTCTCTAAAGCTCAAGAAGGGCAGTCTGAGCCGCTTGACGCTATGTTAAGAGATAATGCTTCTGAACCTTCTTTAGTTGGTGATCCATTCTATCAACAAGAGGCTAAAGCTTCTAGTTATGAAAGAAGTGGAGGAGGAGAATCTACTAATTTACGCAGAAATTTGGCTTATGTAGGACCAAAAATTTATAAATATGGAAACATTAGAGAAGGAATGTTGCCGTTCGAAACTTCTATTAACGGATATAATATTCGTGACGCTATAGAATTATGCCAGAAAGCTTATGCAAATATAGCTATTTTTAGAAATGCTGTTGATATTATGTCTGAATTTGCTAATGCTGAAATATATTTAGAAGGTGGAAGTCAAAAATCAAAAGACTTTTTCTCAAAATGGATGAAGTATACAAGGATGTGGAATGTTAAAGATCAATACTTCCGCGAGTATTATCGCAGTGGTAATGTTTTCTTTTACAAGATAAATGCTAAATTTAATATCGACGATTTTCAAAAAATTCTAGAAACATACGCTTCATATGATGGAGCGTCTTATAATACAGATATTAAATTGTATAATTATCCTACTCCATACGATA